TTTTCCACTCTGACCTTCTGGAGATTTCCTGCGGCGGGAATTACACGGCGAGGATCATTCCAAAGGACATCAATATCTGGATATCCCGGCTGTTCCTCGGCGATGCGGACGGATTCTCCATCCTTTACTACCAGGATGTGGATTCCCTTGTCTATTGGGCAAACCAGGCGGCATACCGCTGGAAACTGCGTGGGATGTGTATGTGGTCCCTGGGTCAGGAGGATATGCGTTTATGGGAATATCTGCCGAAACAGATTTAAATATACTTTGGGAATCAGCGACTATCCTGCGGGGTGGCCGCTTTTTTCATACACAGAACCAAGAGGAGGTAAACAACATGAAGGAATTTTGGAATGTGATCCAGATGGTGTTCACCGCTGTGGGAGGGTGGCTTGGCTACTTCCTTGGCGGCAACGACGGGCTGCTTATCGCCCTTGTGGTGTTTGCAGTAGCGGACTACATCACGGGCGTAATGTGTGCCGTATCGGACAAGAAGCTCAACAGCCAGGTGGGATTCAAGGGTATCTGCCGCAAGGTGCTGATCTTCCTGCTGGTGGGGATCGCCCACATCCTGGACGTGCAGGTCATTGGAACGGGTTCTGTACTGCGCACGGCGGTGATCTTCTTCTATCTGTCCAACGAGGGCGTGAGCATTATCGAGAACGCCGCACACCTTGGACTGCCTATCCCGGAAAAGCTGAAGGCGGTATTGGAGCAGCTCCATGACAGAGCGGAAAACGAAAAGGAGGATGAATAATTATGACTTACACAAACAGTTCACTGGTATCTTACACAAAACTCAGCCCCAACCACTCCGGGCAGAGAACGCACGCTATCGACCGTATCACGCCCCACTGTGTGGTGGGGCAATGCTCGGTGGAAACACTCGGCAGTATCTTTCTGCCGACTTCCAGACAGGCAAGCTGCAACTACGGCATCGGCGTGGACGGCCGTGTGGGTATGTATGTGGAAGAGAAAAACCGCTCCTGGTGTTCTTCTTCCAGCGCCAACGATCAGCGGGCCATCACCATCGAATGTGCGTCCGACACCACGGAGCCGTATGCCTTTAAGGATGTGGTCTACCAGAAGCTGATTACCCTTTGCGTAGACATCTGCAAGCGAAACGGCAAGAAAAAGCTCCTGTGGCTTGGCGATAAGAACAAGACGCTCTCTTATGAGCCGAAGTCTGATGAGATGGTGCTGACGGTGCATCGCTGGTTTGCCAACAAGTCCTGCCCCGGAAACTGGATGTATGCCAGGATGGGCGATCTGGCGGAGAAGGTCACGGCGCAGCTTGGCGGTTCAGCTGATACTCCTACTGTAACCACGCAGCTCTACCGTGTCCGCAAGACCTGGTCTGACAGCAAGTCGCAGAAAGGCGCATACAAGATCCTCTCCAACGCCAAGAAGTGCGCTGATGCCAATCCGGGATATAGTGTGTTTGATGTAAACGGTGTAAACATCTACACATCGAAAACAACAGCCGCAGAGGTTCCGTTCCTTGTGAAGGTCAGCATCACCGACCTCAATATCCGAAAAGGACCGGGAACAGACTACGCCAAGACCGGTAAGTTTACCGGAAAAGGGGTATTCACCATCGTTGAGGTGAAGTCCGGCAAGGGCTCCACAGCGGGCTGGGGACGCTTGAAGAGCGGCGCAGGTTGGATCTCGCTTGACTACGCAGCCAAAATTAAATAACTTAACCTGCTGAATGCCCATCGAGCCATGACGGTTCGGTGGGCGTATTTTTTCGGCCAAAACGGGCTACCTTGTCCAGATGGGTCATTGAGGGAAACCCTCGGAACGGAGGAGCCACAATGACAAATCAGCAAAAAGAACAGATTACCGCCCTACGCTCACAGGGATATGGATACACCACCATCGCCAAGGCGGTGGGACTGAAGAAAGATACCGTTGTCGCATTCTGCCGGAAGATGGGGCTGACCGGCACAAAGGCTGCGGATAACAGCCGCATTGAACTGGACGCCGGATTCTGCCCACAGTGCGGCGCTTTGCTTACGCAGACTACCGGCAGAAAGCGAGTTAAGTTCTGCTCGGATAACTGCCGTACCGCCTGGTGGAATGCACACCCGGAAAAGGTCAACCGCAGAGCCATATACCACTTCACCTGCGCTCACTGCGGAAAGCCCTTCACTGCCTACGGCAACGCAAAAAGAAAATACTGCTCTCACGCCTGCTATATCGCAGACCGCTACAAAGGCGGTGACGGGCATGAGTGAGGACAAATTCCGTTCTGAAATGAGCTACCTTGCCGCCCTCTCCATCGCAAAGAATCTCCGAGAAAAGGGGCTTCTGAGCGAGGAGGAATATGCCGTAATTGATACAAATCTGAGGGCTGAGTTCTCGCCATCTTTGGGTACATTATTATCGGAAAATGACTTGATATAATCGGCTTTCAGAGTGATATATAGTGTCGGAAAGGAGTGATTTCATGCGGATTGTAAATAAAATCGAAGCGAAAACACCGCAGATACCGCGCCGCAAAAGGGTCGCTGCCTACGCAAGAGTCTCAATGGAGTCCGAGCGGCTGCAGCACTCCCTTTCGGCACAGGTCAGCTTTTACAGCAGTTTGATTCAGAGCAATCCCGCCTGGGAATATGTGGGCGTATATGCCGATAACGGAATAACCGGCACCAAAACCGAAGCCCGTGAAGAGTTCAATCGGATGATTGCCGACTGCGAAGCCGGAAAAATCGACATTGTTCTGACAAAGAGCATTTCCCGTTTCGCGCGCAATACCGTTGACCTGTTGAATACGGTGCGCAGGCTCAAGGAGCTGGGCGTTTCCGTCCAGTTTGAAAAGGAGCGCATCGACTCCCTCACCGAGGACGGCGAGTTGATGCTGACCCTCTTAGCATCCTTTGCTCAGGAAGAAATACGCAGCCTGTCGGACAACGTCAAATGGGGTACCCGGAAACGATTTGAAAAAGGTATCCCCAACGGCCGCTTTCAAATCTATGGGTACCGCTGGGATGGCGATCATCTGGTCATCCATGAGGAGGAGGCAAAAATCGTTCGGCTCATCTACGACAATTACATGAACGGTTTGTCGGCGGAGACCACAGAAAAGCAGCTTGCCGAGATGGGCGTGAAATCCTATAAGGGACAGCATTTCGGCAACACCTCCATACGGCAGATCCTCGGAAACATCACTTATACGGGCAATCTTCTGTTCCAGAAGGAATATGTGGTTGACCCCATCAGCAAGAAAAGCAGGATCAACCGCGGAGAGCTGCCCCTGTATTTCGTGGAGAACACCCACGAAGCCATCATTCCAATGGAGGTCTACCAGGCGGTGCAGGCCGAGAAAGCGCGCCGCCGTGAGCTTGGCGCCTTGGCAAACTGGAGCATTAACACCTCCTGCTTTACCAGCAAAATCAAGTGCGGCCGGTGCGGAAAGAGCTATCAGCGGTCTAACCGCAAGGGGAGAAAAGACCCTAATGCCAACTACACCATCTGGGTCTGCAGTACCCGAAGAAAGACCGGGAATGCGCATTGTCAAAACAAGGACATCCCGGAGCAGATGCTCAAAGATGCCTGCGCTGAAGTCATGGGACTGGATACGTTTGATGAAATCATCTTTTCAGAGCAGATCGACCACATTGAGATTCCCGCTCCGAATGAGATGATTTTCTATTTTAAGGATGGCCGCATCGTTCCGCACCACTGGGAATCCACCATGCGGAAGGACTGCTGGACGGATGAGCGCAGAGCCGCCAAGGGACGGTATGTGCAGGAGCATCAGCTCGGCCCCAACACTTCCTGCTTTACCAGCCGCGTTCGCTGCGACAGCTGCGGCGAGAACTACCGCAGGCAGCGGTCACGGCACAAAGACGGCAGTTTTGATTCCGTATGGCGGTGTGCGTCAGGCGGAAAATGCCAAAGCCCCAGCATCAAGGAAGATGCCCTCAAAAACCTCTGTGCGGACGCTATGGGTCTGGAGGAATTTAGTGAGACGGTTTTCCGTGAGCAGATTGTCTGCATTCACATCACGGCTCCATATCAGCTTTCCATCCGCTTCTTTGACGGGCATACCTTCGAGACGGCATGGGAAAACAAGCGGAAGATGCCCCGGCATACAGAGGAGCGAAAACAGCATATGCGAGAA